AAGAACTATCTGAATTGTTTGATGTTTCAGAAAGAACAATTAGACGTTATGCTATGAAATTAGGTTTAACGTTTAACCAAACAGATGTTGAAGATGAAAGAATAATGGTTTATGATATTGAAACCTCGAGAGTTAAAGCAGATGTTTGGAGTACTGGAAAACAATATATTAATCATACTCAATTAAGAAGTGAAACTACTATTATTTCTATTGCTTGGAAATGGCTTGGAGCTGATGAAGTTTACCATTTAACTTGGGATAAAAATCATTGCGACAAAGCAATGGTAACAGAATTTCTAAGACATTATAATAAAGCTGCAATGGTAATAGGTCAGAATAATAATTCATTTGATAACAAGCTTATTAATACGAGAGCAGCAAAGCACAAATTACACGTAGATAGGTTTGTAAAAAGCTTTGACATTTATAGAATGGCAAAACGTTACTTTAGATTACCAAGTTATTCAATGGCATATATGGCAAAATATTTTGGTTTAACCTTAAAACAAAGTCACGAAGGAATTTGGATGTGGGAACAGATTGAATATGGAACTAAAGAAGAACAAGAAGAATATTTGGCTAAAATGGTTGAGTATAATAAAGGCGATATTGTAACAACTGAAGAACTTTATTTAACATTAAAACCTTATTTCGCTTCTGTAACTAATAAAGCTGTTTCAAGTGGTTTACCTAAATGGGGTTGTCCAGTATCTGGCTCTTTAAATGTAAAGCTTTTAAAAACTATTTTTACAGAAGCTGGAACAGTACAAAGAATTTTATATTGTGAAGATAGTAAACATCAATACAAAGTAAACAATAAAACGTATCAAGATTTTTTACAAAGAGCATTAACTAAAAACTATTAATTATGGAAGAAAATTTTAAAGAAATACCAAACTATTATTTAGGTTCAAAATACAAATATGAAGCAAGAAAAGTAATAGAGGAATTTCAACCAGATAATTATAATGTTGCAACTGCAATAACTTATCTTTTAAGAGCTGGTAAAAAGAAATACGTTAATAACGATTTTAAAGCATCTTTAGAAGCTGATATACAGAAAGCAATTAATCATTTAACTTTTGAATTAGAACGCTTAAAATGATTCACGTATCAATATTTATAGTAATAGACGTACAAGAAGATTCAGAAGGTTATGTTTGTCCTTGTTTCTTTGACGAGGAAACTCTTTTAGAGGAATATCCAGATTGTAATTATATTGAAGTAGAAATAGACAACTTTAATATCAACTTAAATTAAAATTTATCTTCTTGATTTACAGCCAGTTATTAAATTAATTGGCTTTTTTTTTGCTATAATATTTTTTTAATATAAAAATAACTCTTTAATTTGCTTTATAAACTTAAAAATTAAAAGATATGAATTACTACAAAGGTGTTAAATTAGAATTTAACAAAGAAAAAAGAAAAAACTATATGAGCCTCCCAGATTTAGCTCCAGACTTAACAACAAAATGTTTAGTTGAAATATTACACAAATTAGATAATTTACAATATTGTGTAAGTATTTTTAATCAGTTAGAAAATAGAAAAGATATAACAGAAAAAGAATTAGATAATTTATATAACACAATTTAAAAATTAAAAACTATGGAGTACAAAGAATTTTTAGAAAGTAAAAAACATTTATTAGGTAGTTTTGGTTTTGAGCCAAACTTTATACCAGATATTGCTTTTGACTTTCAAAGAGAAATTATTAAAAGAGCTTGTTTAAAAGGTCGTATGGCTGTGTTTGCTGATACTGGACTTGGTAAAACATTAATTCAATTATCATTAGCTCAAAATGTTGTGAATCATACTAATGGAAAAGTATTAATACTTACTCCTTTAGCTGTTGCTTTTCAATTTATAAAAGAAGCTGAAAAGTTAGGTATTGATGATATTGAATATTCAAAAAATGGTAAACACACTAAAAAAATAGTTATTTGTAATTATGAAAGATTACATTATTTTGATAGTAAAGATTTTAAAGGAGTTGTATTAGATGAAAGTTCTATATTAAAGAATTTTGAAGGTAAAATTAAGAATCAAATAACAGTTTTTGTAAAGAAGTTACCTTATAGATTTTTAAGTACAGCAACACCGAGTCCTAACGATTTTATAGAATTAGGTACAAGCTCAGAAGCTTTGGGTTATATGGGTTATACTGATATGTTAGGTAAATTCTTTAAAAATAATAATAACTCAATAGACCCTAAACACGCTGGAGAAAAATGGTATTTAAAACCACACGCAGAAAAAGATTTTTTTAGCTGGGTTAATCAATGGGCTATTATGGTTAAAATGCCAAGCGATTTAGGCTTTAGCGATGAAAGATATATATTACCAGAATTAATTATAAATACTCACACTATAAAGAATAAATCTTTATTAGCTGTTAATGGTCAAATACAAATGTTTAATAAACCAGCTAAAGGATTTAACGAAGTTAGACACGAAGTAAAACAAACGATAGAAGAAAGATGTATTAAAGCTGTTGAATTAGCAAAAGGTAAAACTTCTGTTTATTGGTGCAATAGGAATGAAGAAAGTAAACTATTAAGTCAATTAGATAGTGAAGCTGTTGAAATAATAGGTAGTCAATCTATGGAGAAAAAAGAAGAAATATTACAAGCTTTTGCAAATGGAGAAATAAAAAGATTAATAACAAAAGCTAAGATGACTGGAATGGGTTTAAATTGGCAACATTGTAACCATTCAGTTTTTTTCCCTACATATTCTTACGAGCAATATTATCAAGCTATTAGGCGTTTTTGGAGGTTTGGACAAAATAATGATGTAACTATTGATATGGTTATTTCTGATGGACAAACAAGTGTATTAGAATCTTTACAAAAGAAAACACAAAAAGCAATAGAGCTACATAAAAATTTAACTAATAATGTAAATAATTCATTCAAACAAGAAATAAAAGAATTTAACAAAGAAATAATAACACCTAAATTTATATAACTATGACAAAAGAACAAACACACGAGGAAAATTACAGTATCTATAATAGTGACTGTATGGAAGTAGTAACTACTTTAAAAGATGAAAGTATTGATTTATCAGTTTATAGTCCTCCATTTGCTGGACTTTACAACTATTCAAGTAGTGAAAGAGATTTTAGTAATTGTGAAAACAAAGAACAGTTTTTAGAACAATACGAATTTCTAATAAAAGAAATGGCACGTATAACTAAAAAAGGTCGTATTAATGCTGTTCATTGTACAGATGTATTTGATAATACTTGTCGTCTTTGGGATTTTCCACACGAAATAATAAGACTACACGAAAAGTATGGTTTTGAATATCGTAATAGAATTACTATATGGAAAGAGCCATTAAAGGTTCGTATGCGTACAATGGTACAATCATTAATGCACAAATTCATAGTAGAAGATTCTACAAAATGTTTTACAGCTATGCCAGACTATGTATTGATATTTACTAAAAAAGGAGAGAACGAAGTACCAGTAACACATAAAGAGGGGTTAAAATATTATGCTGGAGAAATACCAGTATTACCAAATATTTTAAGAGCTTGGAATAATGCTAATGATTCAGATTTAAACGAAGCTCAATTATGGGATTATTTAAACACTAAATTTAAAGACCACAAAGACCCTAAAAGCAATAAGTTAAGTCATTATATTTGGCAGCGTTACGCATCTTCTGTATGGGATGATATTAGGATAGATAATGTTTTACCATTTAAACAAACTAAAGAAGAAGATGATGAAAAACACGTACACCCTTTACAATTAGATGTAATTGATAGAATTGTACAATTATATTCTAATCCTAATGAAGTTGTTTTTACTCCTTTTATGGGTGTCGGTAGTGAGGTTTTTAGTCCAGTTTCTTTAGGTCGTAAAGCAATAGGAGTAGAACTAAAAGATAGTTATTATAAACAAGCTATTTTAAATATAAAAGAAGCTGATAGAAGATTTAAAGAATCAGTAAAACAAGAAACACTATTTTAATATGAAAAATTTAATAGAAGAAAATTATAAAAGTATAGTTGCCAGAGGTTTAATTACCTCTGGCACTAAACTAAATGACTTTATAGATAAATTATTAGAGGAAACTATGGAGTTTCACGATGCCAGTAATAATTTTTTAAAAAGACCTACAAAGAGTAATAATTTAAAGATGGATGAAGAACTTGCAGATGTTATTTTAGTTTGTCTAAATATAGCTAAACACTATAAAATAGATATTGAAAAAGAGTTAAACAATAAAATCAAAAAGAACTTTAAAAGAAGTTTAAAATGAAACAGTTTAACATATTTGGGACAATAGACGAATTAAATGATAATAACGAAATAATTAACAACTTAGAAACTATGAAAAAACATTATTTAGCAACAAAGATTTTAACAGATATTAGTAAATTCTATACTTCAAAATTTGGGGTGTTTGAATACTGTAATCAAAAACTTTTCTTCCA